ACTATTCAAGGCAATGCGTAGAGCTAAGGTGGTGGCACAGTGGTAAATGTAACCTACAGCCTAGAGGGGTCCAATGATGATTCAATCACATTTGATTACACAACCTATGTTCTAAACACAGGGCTCACTGGCTTTGGCATACCACCAACCTCTGTCAGAATTGAAGCCAGCGCTGGTGATGGCGGTGTCTACAGGCACAGCAAAAGATTGCCTAGGGATGTTGACTTGCCAATCACTATCTTTGGCGCTGACCGTGGTGAGGTTCAAACAAACCTCAGGCGCTTGGGCCGAATCTTGCAAGACAACCAGGGGCCAACCCAAATTAAAGCTGATTACTCAGATGGTACAAGCCTATTTCTGCCACTACATTACACAGGTGGTGGTGAGACGGTTTGGGGGAGCACCACAGCTGGACTAACGTGGTGCCGCTGGGTTGTCAGCATGAGAGCACCTAACCCGTTTTGGCTCAGCGCTATTGAGGAACAATTTAGCATTGGCACTGGCTCAACTGGCAGGGGCCTTTTGCCTTTGCTCACTAAAATGAAAGTTTCATCCAGCTCCACCCTTGGGGTTGTAACGGTTGTAAACGCTGGGGATGTTAGGGCTTTCCCAATTTGGAAAATCACTGGCCCAGTCAGTGACCTGGTTATTAGCAACGGCGTGGAGCAATTTGGCTTTGACTCTGTTTTCTCTGGCGAGGTGCTGACCGTAAACACTGAGACTGGTGCCGTTACAAACTCAGGCGGTGACAACCTCTATGCCCGCCTTGATGTTGCGCCAAAGCTTTTCAGCTTGGCACCAGGCACAACTGGCCTGACCATCCTGGGCACAGACACGGATTTAGATTTCAATGTCTTGCTGACCTACTCACCAAGGTATGAGGTAATTCACTAATGCAAGTTGATGAACTACTCATTGAGGTTAGAGACCCTACGCTGGCCCGCATTGGTCAGTTTAGACCAGGCGATCTAGTAGGCGCTAAGTTTATCCTTAGGTTCAACAATGTTGGCACCTGGGAAATGCGCTTGCCACAGGGTAGTAGACTTGGGGAGCTCTTGAGGCTTCCAGGTTATGGCATCATTGTGACTGGCCCAGATGGTTCAGTTATTTTTTCAGGCCCTACATTCTCAGCAACCCTAGTTCAGACCCCAGAAATTGTGGAGGGTGACTGGACCATCACTGGAACTAGTGATGACATCATCCTCTCAGAGCGCCTAGCTTACCCAACGCCATCCAGCGCTGATGTGACAGAGCAAACTAATGCACATGATGTGCGCTCAGGCGTGGCTGAAACAGTGCTAAAGGCTTATGTGTCAGCAAACATTGGGCCTAGCGCACCCAGCGCCAGGAAAATAGCGGGGCTCCAAATTCAAGCTGACGCTGAGCGTGGGGGGACCGTTTCTGGCAACGCTAGGTTTCAGACACTACAATCAACGGCTTATGCCCTAGCTCAGACTGGTGCGGTTGGCTACGCCGTAGAGCAACTGGGGACCAACCTAGAGTTTCAAGTTTACTTGCCTACAGATAAAACGGCCACAATCAGAATGGACATGGACAATAACAAGCTGTCGAGGGCAATGTATGCCTACGCCTCAGCAAAGGTAACTAGGGCAATTATTGGCGGCGGTGGTCAGGCTGAACTAAGAGAGTTTCTTGAGGTCACAACCACGGCATCCCAAGCCGCAGAAACAGAATGGTCTCGCAGAATTGAAGTGTTCTCAGACAGCCGTGGATCAGACACCACAGCACAGCTGGCTCAATCGGGCGAGGAACTTTTGGTTGATGACGGCAAAACTATTGTTCAGATGTCAGTCACCCCGTCAGATGATTTCAACATGAGGTTTGGCCAGGACTGGTATTTGGGTGACAAGGTTACCGTGGTAATCAATGACCTAGAGGCAAGTGCCGTGGTCACAGAGGTTGGCATTTCCATTGACGCTGATGGCGTTCGCCTTGGGGCAACCGTGGGCACACCAGTTGGTATTGAGTATGAAGCAAGAGTGCTGGCCAAAACCAATGAGCTCCAGCAAAGAATTTCAAACCTAGAGAGAAACTAGCCGTTCAGTATTACTAATAAGCTATAAAATAAAAGCGAAAGAGAGAGAGAAATGGCCCAACAAAGTTACCCCTTTGAAAATGTTGATGTCACAGAGAGTCAATTTAGCAAGTGGGCCAGACACATTGGCGAGGGTGTCAACGGTGGACCCGACACCACAGACCTCTTGGTCACTGGTGATGACTCTGGTTTACAGGTTCGCATTGCGGCTGGTGAGGCCATGGTTCGTGGTCACTATTACATAAACACCAGCCAGGCAACCTTAACCCTAGACACCGCTGGCACAGACACCAGAATTGATGGCGTGGTTGTGGAGCTTGACCCAGCGGCCAACACTATTGTGCTGAAAATAATTCAGGGCACAGCGGTGGTAAGCGACCCAGTGCCACCAACGCCGAACCAGACTGATGTTGGGATCTATCAAATCCTTATTGCGCTAGTCACAATCCCCTCTGAGGCCACCAGCATTGTGTCGGGTGATGTCACAGACAGGCGCACTTTTATCATTGCATCACAGCAAGCACTTCACCCTTTCCTAATGATTGGAGCATAAAAAATGGCAACCACCTATAAGGTATTGGGCCAAGTAAACCCAAGCGACACTAACAACGCAAACCTCTACACAGTCCCCAGCGGCACCGCAACGGTAATCAGCACCTTGGTGATTACTAATGTGACCGCAACGGTGGCAGTGGCTAGGGTTTATGTTCGCCAAGCGGCGGCCTCAGCAACTACTGGCAACGCCATTGCTTATGATGTCAGCGTTCCAGCTAACTCTTTGAACACCTTTACCCTTGGTATCACTATGGGGGCAACTGATGTGTTCACAGTTCGCTCAGCCACCGCAGACGCTCTGGCGTTCCACCTATTCGGAAGCGAGATTAGCTAATGAGTGTTGCAAGTTTTCCACCCGCAGAAGGTGGTGGCGGAGCAGGTGGCTTTTACTACAACATAACCGCCGCTGGAACTTACACAGTGAACCTGGCGGCAGGGCTTTATGATGTACGCTCTAATGCCGCCATAACTGTCGGCGGTGTAGCTGTAAACGGTAATGCTGGGTTGCTGAATTACCCAAGTGGAATTGCTAGTTTGATAGCTGTCCAATCTTTTGAAGATTTTGTTACTCGGACATCAGGGTTTGGGACTACTAGTATCCATGGCGTGACTTACGGCGATGGACTGTATGTCGCTGTCGGTTCATCAGGAACCTTGACCACGTCACCCGATGGCACTACTTGGACAACTCGGACATCAGGGTTTGGGACTACTCTTATCTATGGCGTGACCTACGGCAATGGTCTTTATCTTGCTGTCGGTGACTCGGGAAAGCTCACCACCTCAACCGACGGCATTACTTGGACTACTCGGACATCAGGGTTTGGGACTACTAGTATCCGTGGCGTGACATTCGGCGATGGGCTTTATGTTGCGATTGGTTTATCGGGAAAGCTCACCACCTCAACTGACGGAATAACATGGACAACTAGAACATCAGGTTTTGGGACTACTAATATCCATGGCGTGACTTACGGCGATGGACTGTATGTCGCTGTCGGTGGCTTAGGAATCTTGATCACCTCGCCCGATGGCACTACTTGGACTACTAGAACATCAGGTTTTGGGACTACTACTATCCTTGGCGTGACTTACAACGATGGGCTTTATGTTGCGGTTGGTGATTCTGGAAAGCTCACCACCTCAACTGATGGCATCACTTGGACAACTAGAACATCAGGGTTTGGGATTACTCCTATCACTGGCGTGACATACGGCGATGGGCTTTATGTTGCGGTTGGTGATTCTGGAAAGCTCACCACCTCAACTGATGGCATCACTTGGACAACTAGAACATCAGGTTTTGGGACTACTAATATCCATGGCGTGACTTACGGCGATGGACTGTATGTCGCTGTCGGTTCATCAGGAACCTTGACCACCTCGCCAGGGTTTTTACCAATAACAGCGGCTCTATCCCTAGAGCCAAAATCTCCACTAATTAGCCTTCCATAAATAGGAGAAGATAATGACACGATACCGCTTTGAAATTGACACAGACAACGCAATCAGAATTTGGGACAACGAGCTTCCAAACGAAAATGACGCACCCTTTATGTTTCAGCCAGACTGGCCAGATGTAACCCCTTGGGCGGATGCTGCTGAAGCAACTGATTGGGCTGAGGTATTTATTGCTTCACTGGTAGACCCTCTAAGTGAATTTGTGGCAGGAAACTCACCTGATACTCACCCAGCTATTCGACCAGAGCCAGAACCAGAAATCGCACCTGAGTAATGGAAGCCCCAGAGCCTCACGCTAGGGTCACGCTGCAAATGCTTTACGGCAAGCAACTGGAAAATGAACGCCTACTAATTCAACTGACCGCCAAGCTTGGCTACTTGGACACGGTACCTGAGAGGGTTGCCCAGCTAGAAATTCAGCAAGCGAAAAATGCTTGGATTGAAAAGATAGCTTGGGCCGCCCTGGTCGGTGCTGTGCTGGGAATTATCAACCAACTGACGGGAACATTATGAATAAATACAAGCCAAAGAAACGAAAAGGCTAATGACTAAAAAGAAAAACACACCTAATGCTGAATTTAGGGATTGGGACTTTGTGCCAGCTGATGAATTTTTGCCGCCGCAAAAACCAGCCACCCACATCATGGCTGAGCGTGAAAACATCCTGACTGTTGCCCAGCTACACCTCCCAGAGGGGATGACCAGGCACGAATACGCCCTCCAGCTGATGAAGCTCAACACTTCATTTGCCGTGGGCAGGATTATCAACCTTGTCTAGGTGGCAGCACCCATTCCCCGAGAGCACTATCACCAGCCGCTTTGGCGTGACCGTCAGGCGAACTAACCCGCACAGGGGAACTGACTACGCACCTGGAGCTAATGCGCTCATTCCAGCCGTCACTGACGGGGAGTGTGTATCTGTCCAGTGGTCTGATGTTCTTGGCTGGGTGATGATTCAGGCGGCATCAACTGGGATTCATTACATTGGTTATTGTCACCTGTCTTGCAACGCTCACGGCATAAATTGTCAGGGGCCCTCAAAGCACACTGATGGCTCAACTTGTATGGTCAGACTGGCCCCAGGTCACATGCTAAAAAAGGGTGACCCAGCTGGAAGATGTGGAAACACGGGCTCGGCAAGCCGTGGCGCACATTTGCACCTCACGCTTAGCACATCCCTCAAGGGTGTGTTTTATGGCAAGGTGTACGACATAGCCAAATTCATCAACAAACAGCTAAAAAAGAAACCAGAGGTGTGCAAGTGTTGCAAAAGGCCACTCTAAAAAAGCTAGGATTGACAGCCATTGATGGCATGTTTTTTCTAGGAGGCGAGGTCAAGACCGAAACCGATAACTGGAAGTTCAGACGGCGGCTAATTTATGGCGCTTACAGGCTGGCAGTTGCCATTATCCTGTTTGGAGCCCTGACCTTTTTCTGGGACACAGGCGTGAGTAATAACCTGGTCACTGGTGGCATAGCTTTGCTGACAATAATTGTGACCGCCTACACAGCCTCAGCAACCTTTGAGGACATCAAGAGAAATAACAGACAGGACCTAGAACCATGAAGATTTTTACCTTAGAATTTTGGAGCTACGCTGGCGAGAGAGCCATCAAGACATTTGCACAGGCGGCCATTGCGGCCCTTGGAGCTGGAAGTGTTGGACTATTTAGCATTGACTATGCCGGACTGATCAGCGTTTCAGCTGGTGCCGCTTTGCTATCCATTCTGACCTCTATTGTGGCCAAGTCCAAGGCCTAAAATATTAACACCCCATCACCGTGTAATGGCGTGGTGGGGTTGTCTCTTACCCCAACAAAAAAGACCCTCAGCTAATTGCTGGGGGTCTTTTTTTTGTGCCTAAATTATAGTTTCCTTTTCAGCTTCACACGCTCTCTGTGTGTTAGCCCGCCCCAAAGCCCGTGGGCTTCATTGTTGGCCATGGCATACTCAAGGCACAGCCGTTGGACAGGGCATTTGGCACAGAGTTTTCTGGCCACATTGTAAGCGGCCCCTATTCCTGGGGTCTCAGGCGGAAACCATGCCTCAGGATCGCTATCACGGCATCCAGGAATCACCCTAGATTCCTCAATGGCTTCATTCAGTTTGTTCCAAAGGTCTCTAGAGTAGCGGGTCTCAAACATTCCCGCACCCTGAGCAGAACTGATGCTGTCCTCGGCTAATAATCCATCCGTATTTCCAGCCAAGCTTCATCAACTCTGACATGCTCATGGGGATTTGTGGGGTTTGCTCGGTGAACATAGTGTGACACTTGGAACAGTTCATGTCCCAGATGCCCACATCATTTAGTTTTATCAATGTCTTACCTTTCGTGTATGGTGAAATCATTACACATTGAAAGGACAACATGCAAATCCAAACAGCAAAACACCTTGGAACTTTTGATAGCTCCCAGCCAGAGTGGCATGAACTACGAAAGGGCAAGGTGGGCGGGTCCCTAGTTGGCACCATAGCTGGGCTAAATAAATGGGAGTCACCCTATACGGCTTGGGCGAAATTCTCAGGGCACATTCCTGATCATGTACCAGACAGCCCACCAATGGAATGGGGCCGCAGACTTGAGGGCGTTGTGCTGGACAAGTTCGAAGATGAACACCCAGATCTAACCATCCAGCGAGATGTTGGGACCTGGCAAAGCCTTAAGCACTCATTCCAGATTGCCAATGTTGACGGGCTGGCACAGGAAACTGACGGCACCCTCAGCGTGGTGGAAATCAAGACCGCAAAATACCCAGATGATTGGGCTGATGGTGTGCCTAGTTATTACCTCACGCAGGTCCAGTGGTACATGAGCACCCTCGGTCTGAAAAAGGCTTATGTGGCTGTTCTTATCGGCGGGTCTGACTATCGTGAGTTTGAGGTCAAGGCTGATGTGTTCCAGCAATCGGCAGACATGATGATGGTGGAGCAATTCCTGGAGTGTGTTGATGAAAACACGGCACCAGATTGGGATGGATCAACCAGCACCTATGAAAGCGTGAGGCGAATGAACCCAAACATTCAGGATTCACAGGTTGAGTTAGGTGATGTTGGTGTTGATCTGGCCGCCGCACTAGAGGCAGAATCTAAAGCCAAGGCTGTGGCGCTTGCACTCAAGAGTGAGGTTATTGATACTATGGGAAATGCAAAGCGTGGAATGGTCAACGGCCAGCACATGTTTAGTCGGCAATCCAGAGGGTCTGGAACGCCGTTTTTAGTAACTAAGAAAGGGAACTAATGATGAGAAAAACAAAGAATCTTGATGAGTACGCATTTGGCGTTTTTATCTCAGGTGGCTGTGGAGAAAAGTCTGGCATGGAAATCCTTATAGGACATTACACATTTTTCATAGATTTGTGGTTTGAAATAACGGGGGAAAATGCCTATAGCCTGATTTTGTTTAAGGAAAGAATTTGGACCATTGAAGCAAACTGGGGCTTGGGAAACTGGAGGACAAAATGAACCCGCAGGATTTGACTATTGGGGACTTGGTTGATTTGACAATCAAGCGCCCGAATAATGAGAACACTTACATTGTGGGAGAGGTCCAAGGTGTCAGGTCCGATTACTTTATGCCTGACCAGGTGGCAATCCTCATTGGTGGGATTGACATTTGGCTCACCATAACTGACCAGATTGAAGTGAGGTTGGCTGATGTCTGATTACAAGGGACCACTGGATTACATAGATGTAGCCAGCCGCATTGTGGAGTTCCGTGAGAAGTTTCCGGACGGGAATCTGGGCCAAGTGAGCCTAGAGTTCTTATCTGACTTTGGTGGTAAGGATTGGGTAGTCTACACAGCCGCCGCATACCGATCACCTGAGGACACTAACCCTGGCATTGGGACAGCCTGGGAGCCCGTACCAGGACCAACCAGATTCACTAGGGACTCAGAGGTCCAGAACGCCGAAACAGCCGCCTGGGGCAGGGCTATGGTTGCGGCTCTTGCTGTAGACACAAAAAAGGGCGTGGCATCCTCTGAGGAAATCCGAAACAGACAACCAGAAACCCGTGACTGGTTAGCAGAGGCAACCAAAGCTGAAACAGTTGAGGTGTTGCGTGATGTTTTCAATCAGGCCAGACAGGCCAAGGCACCCAAGGAAACACTGACAGCAATGACAGCTTTAGCGGATGCATTTACTGAGTAGGAACATACTGGTGGCCGCAATCAATGAAAAGAGAGAGCTGGTCCAATCGCTTTACCTCCAGGGATACCAGGATGAGGGTGAGGCGGAGTATAAAGAGCTAAAAAAATTAGGCATGAAATTGAGAGAGGTTATCAATGGAGACCCCGAAAGAGGTAATCAGGGAACTGGAGAAGATACGCAACCAGAGTGAGCAGGGCATTGCCTTACTTGCTGAGGCTGAAATCAAGTATCTAGAACTTGCAAGCGCCGCCGACAGGGTAGAGGCCACTGAGTTGCTAAGTGCTCAGGGCACGATTGTAGACCGCCAAGCGGTGGCAAAACTCAAGGCCATGGATGTCAGATTTGAAGCTGATCTGGCCAAGGTAGAACTGAACAGAATCAAGGCAAAAATTAGGCACCTAAGTGAGTCCCAGATGGCCGTTATGGCGGCTGGCAAATTGATACAGATGGAGTGGAGGGGATGATGTTTTCTAAATGGATTCAAGCAAGGCGGGCGGCTAGGAAAGAGCGCCTAGTATTCGCAGAACTTCACAGAATGGCAATAGAGCAAATGCAAGAGACCACCTACCGTGTGGATTGTGATGGTGACTGTGAAGTCTGCCAAAGCTATTTTGATGACTGTGACTGAAAAAGAGTTCAGAAAATACCTAGCAAGAGACAGCCATTGTCTCCACTGTGGTCTCCAAGATGACACCTTGGTCCCTCAGCACAGAGTAAACCGTGGCGCTGGAGGTTCAAAGGATAAGCGCCTCTCTAACGCTTCAAACATTATTACCCTTTGCGCTTACTTCAATTACCTAATCGAAGCCTCCAGCGAGGCGGCAGTGACCGCTCAGCACCATGGCTGGAAGCTGAGGACCTGGCAAAACCCGCTGGAGGTTACAGTGTATGATTATGTTTCTGGTAACTGGTATTTGCTTTTAGATGACTTCACCAGGACAATAGGAAAACCCCCAGCGATTAGCTGAGGGTCTCCCGTAACATGAAAGGGTCAAATGAGGGACTAAGCCAACAAGTAACATCTAAATTGTAACATGAAATGACATGAAATGAGCCGCAAATGACTATCAAAATAATGAATGAGGTTTGGACCAGTTCCAAATCTGAGGGCAGAGCCAGACTGGTGCTGTTAGCAATAGCAGACCAGCAAGGTGAGCTAGGTGCTTGGCCCTCAATCGCAACACTAGCCAAAAAAGCCAACGCCTCCCAGAGGTCAATCAAGCGTGACCTAGCTGAGCTTGAAAATCTGGGTGAGCTGATCATTGAGCGCCAAGCTGGTGAGGGCTTTGCCCAATACAAAACCAACCGCTATTGGGTGAATCTCCCAGGGGTGACAGATTGGGTAACAGGGGTGACAGATGGTGCAACGGGGGTGACAGCTCAGGTAAACGGGGGTGACAACTCAGGTAAATTGGGGGTGACAACCAGTGGCACGCAAACCCTTAGTAGAACCCTTAAAGAAACAGGGGGCAAAACAGCACCCAAACCAGTCAAGGAAAA